ACCGCCAAACTGAGCATCATGGAAAGGAGTTGAAGCATTTTCTCCACCTGAGAAATCTTCATCTTTAGTAAATATAAATCTTTCTGTTTGTATATCTAAACCAAAGAATCCATCTTTAACTGCTGAACCATTATGGTATTTAAATCTTACCCCTCTATCAAGACCATCAGCAGAAGAAGTATCTTTTGCCAATTCTATCATTGGGTCAGTTAAAGTTGTTTGTGTTGAATTAACTGATGTAGTTGTACCTTGAACAGTTAAGTTTCCACCAACTGTTAAATTACCTTGAGTTTGAACAGTATCAGATGATGAATCACCTAAAGTAACGTTTCCATTTACTTGTAATGTTCCACCAACAACTGTATTACCAGTACCTTGAGCAACTGTAAAATTACCTGCACCAACATTTAAAGTTGTGCCATCAAATACAAAGTTTCCATCATCTTCTAGTTCGCCACCAGTACCTACAATTACTACTCTATTGTTTGTTAAATCTTCTATTTTAGCTGAAGCTATTTCAGCTGAAGTTGCAACATCTAAAGTTGCTACATCTAAATCACCAGTAATATCTACATTGGTTGGTAAACCAATAGTTATAGTATTACCAGAACCTGCTGTTTCTATTTCATTAGCTGTACCAGCAATTGTAAATACTTCTGAATCTAAATCTATAGATAAAGCACCACCTGTATCGCCTTGAAAATCTAAATCTTGTGCTGTGACTTGAGCATCAACATAAGTTTTAATAGCTAATTGAGTTGCAAGGTTTGCGTTAGAAGCTGAACCTCCACCCATTGAAGTATCAGTAGATATTGCTGTGACTACTTGTCCTGAACCACCTGATGCTTCAAGAGCTAAACTTCCAATATTTAATTCTGTTATGTGTTTTGCACTATCTACAATTAATGCACTATTTGCAGTTGTAGTTCCATGTGCATGGTCTAATAAATCTGTAAAATACTTACCACCTACTATTTCTTGACCACTTGCAATACCACCAGATTCTGCACCAACACCTATATAAACTCTTCCACCACCATTAGCTTGTGTCCCAGCGCCAAATGTATATGCAATCTCACCAGTTTTTAATAAACTACTTGGTGCAGTAGTTCCTGAACTGGTAAGATGTTTTATTCTTGTTAAAGCTGCCATTTTTTAAAATACTCCCCCTGTTATTACTAGGTTTCCGTTATCAATATTTGTTTTAGCGTCCCATTGAGCTGATGCAGCATTATATTGTAAAAGGGCTCCATCTCCAAGGTTAGTAGGATTAACATCAGTTAAGTCTGATAATCCAACATTACCAACCTTTAAAGTTTGAGCTACAATTTTATCTGGATTGCCTTTAACCTTACTCTTTAGGTTTGCATCTTGATTTATTCTTGCTTTATAATTAGGCATTATGTTTGCGTTACTCCAGGTGTTATTTCTACTTGTCCTTCTAAAACTCTTGTTTTTGTACCAGCTGAACTTGTTATTTCTACATCATATACATAACGTCCAGCTTTCATAGCATTAGTTTGTACATTTGTCAAACCAATTGTTAATACTCCATTAGTTGCTGGTGCTTTTACATTTACAGTAAAATCTACAGCTGTTGATGATGCATATGATTTCCTTATTTGACCTTTACCTGTATGTCCAGTCAAATCAACGGCATCTCCATCTGCATCAGTCACATCGATAGAAGCTGTGTAATCTGCTCCTTGGTCTATAACTATATTAGAGTAAACAGCCATTTATTCTTTATACCTTCTTATTTATATCTTTTAGTTCTTCAATTTCAGCTTTTAAATCATTAATAGCATTTATTAATAATGGTACTAATTTTTCGTATTTAACTGCTTTATATCCGTCATGTTCTCTTGTTTCTACAATTTCTGGTACCACTTTTTCTACCTCTTGAGCTAACACACCAACGTCATGACCTGCATATACTTCTTGTTTATCATTCCAATCAAACTCATAACCTTTTAATTGTCCAACTTTTTCTAATGAATTACTTATTGGTGATAAGTTATCTTTTAATCTTTCATCTGAACTTGCAAACGCTACAATATCTCCAGTACATTGAATAGTATTTGCTGGAGCTGATGTTAAATCACCAACTCTTAATCCGTCAAACCTAACATTATCATTAGTATTTAATCCTTGGTTTGATGTAAAAGTACTATATCCAGCGCCATTTGTTAATTGATTATTATTTGTAGGTATTGTTGGTTTACCACTTAAATCAGCATATGCTCCTGAGAATGATGAAGTACCAGCTCCAATTAAGGTTCTTATTTCTGCATCACTTATACCAGAATTTAATGATGGTGATGAACCATTACTTGTAATAGCTGGTGTACCTGTATCTGATACTGCAGTTTCTGTAGCTGAATTAATAGCAGTAACGTGACCATGAGTATCAAGTGTAATATCTTGTATGTATGTTCTACCACTATTATTTACAGAACCTTGACTGGATGTATCAGCATGATTAATTGTAATTGTACCATTACTTGATTGGTCAGTTGTAAATGAACCTCCACCACTTAGTGATGTTCCAGCTGATACTGTTATAGTAGCATTATTTGGATTTGTAGTATTTGTAGCTCCATCAGCAACGTTTATAAATTGTCTTACTGCTGCAGGTTGAGCATATCTAATAAATCCATCATTACCTGATTCAGCAAATAACTTAGTAACGCTTCCAGATGAAATATTGTTTGCATCATCTGTTTTAAAGAAATTAGCAGCAATATTTCCATTAGTATCTCTTAATGCAACTGTATCTGCATTTGAACCAGTGTCTGAATTTAATGTGACAGTAAATATTGAATTACCTGTAGCATTAGCTGTAAATGTTTGTGAACCACTTAAACCACTACCAGAAGTATTCATTGTAAGTTGTCCATTACCTAAACTGAATCCAGCTGATGTGACTGATTGAACATGACCAAAAGTATCAAAAGTCATATCTTGTATGAAATTAGTACCACTATTGTCTACATCACTGACACTTGATGTATCTGCGTGATTAAATGTAATAACATTATTTGTAGCACTATAAGTTGCATCAATAGCTGTTCCACCTACAAATGATACATTTTCATTTTCTGATATATTACCTCTATCTGTTCCAGCAACTGTTAGATTCCAGCCTGAATATGTATCAACTGAAACTGTACCTGCAGCTGTTAAACGCCCCTGAGCATCTACAGTAAATGTTGGAATTGCAGTACCACTACCATAACTTCCTGCTGTGACTGATGTGTCATCTAATTTAATTGATACTTTATCTGCTGAACCAGTAGTTGTCAAACCAGTTCCACCTTCAAAATCTATAGTATCATTATTTGCACTAGCAACTACATTTGAACCAGCATCAGTAGTAAATGTTTTATAGAATAATTGAGATGAACCTTTATCTGTATTTGTATATGTGACAGTAAAAGTATTACCACTTAAACCTGTGACTGCTTCTGATAAACCTGAACCAGCTGCAAATACTAAATCTTTGCCACTTCCAAAATCTGTGTTTTCAACTTTAGCTGTTCCTAATGTAGCTTCTGATAATACTAATGAACCATCTGCTTCCCATTGGTCTGTAGCAAAGTTATATACTAATGAATGAGTACCTGTGACATTTGATGCTGCTCCACTTGGTACACTTGTACCGGTGAACAATCTTGTTTCAATACCAAAACCACCTGTTGATGGTTCGGTACCAGCAGTACCTGTAAGTATTAAAGTATCTTCTACTTCTAATGTTGCTGTATTTAAGATTGTATTAGTACCATTAACAGTCAAGTCGCCAGTAATTGTTAAATTACCAGGAATAGAAACTGTATCAGATGATTGATTACCTAAAGTAGTATTTCCACCTACTGTTAAATTTCTAGTTATTGCTACATCACGAGTGACAGATAAATCTTGTCCTATAGTCACATCGTTTGGTAAGCCTATAGTGACTGTTGCAGTTTCAGAACCAGAACCTGATACTTCGATTTCATTTGAAGTACCAGCAATTGTCGAAACATAATTACCAACTGTGTCTGTTCCTAAAGCTATTGAATTTGCAGCTATTGTTGTGGCAATACTTACATTACCTAAATTAGTCATTGTTGCTGAACCAGTCACATCTCCTGTTAAAGAAATTGTTGGGTCATTAACATCAAAATCAAAGTTTTGATTTGTTGAATCCCATGTGACTGATATACCAGATTCTGCATTATTTGTAATTAAATCTTCAGCATTATAGAAAGTTACGATATCTGCAGTATTTGCAGAACCGTTATCGGCCATTCCTTTTAATCTCCATGCTCTTTTTGCATTAGAGGCTACTTGTGTTTCATCCCATTGTAATTCAACATCATGATTAGTCATTGAACCTGATGGAGTGATATGGTCTCTATCAACTCTTACTCCCATAGGGGAAGAAGTTAAATTGCCATCTACTTGTAAGAAAGCTGTACCAAAACTAGATACTGAACCCGCACCACCTGCCGCAAGTAATAATGTACCATCTGATAAATCAAGAGTTTTTCCACTTCCTAATTTAAGGTCAGAAGCAAGTGTTTGTTCTGAACCAGAAACTAATTTTACTCTTGCATCAACATCAGTATGTAATTCTGCAATTGCAGTACTTACTGTAGATGCTGATGTACCAAATGCTGCAGCCGAAATTGTACCAAGTTTGGTATTAATTGTAGCTATATCTGTATCGTTAGAATTTATTTCTCCATGTAATTCATTAATCGCACCAGCATGAGTAGTAGCACCTGTATCTAATGAAGCACTTCCTAATTCTGTATGTAATTGTACTAAAGCTCCTGTAATAGTATTATTGCCTGATGCAATACTATTAATATTTGCATTACCTATTTGAGTTTCATGTTCAGCTATAGCACCACTTACTGTTGAAGCAGTTGTACCCATTGCACCCGCGGTAATTGTTCCAAGTTCAGCGTCTAATGTATCAATATCTTGTGTTATACTTCCAGCATTAACAGTTGTTGCATAATCTGAAGTACTACCTCTTATACCAGTTTCTAATTCATTAATAGCTGATATAATATTACTTGAGTCTGTACCTAATGTATAATTACTTCCACTTCCTCTTATTGCAGTTTCTAATTCATTTACAGCTCCAACAACATTTGTTGTAAATGTAGTACCCAATGAAGTATGAGCACCTAATTCAGTTCTTACTTCTTCAATAGCATCTTGAAATCCTGTAGATGATAATCCACTAAATGTGACATTGCCTGTTCCAAATAAATCTGTTTCGTGCTCATTAACTGCAAGTGTTAATACTTTGGCGCTAGTTGATAAATTTTCTACTATACCTACGTCATCTTGTAATTCGTTAACTGCATCAACTAAACTAGTTGAATCGACAATAATAACATCATTAGCACTTGCACCTGTTATTAATTCAATTAAAATACCATGGCCAGCATCAATATCTGTTTTTGCTGATATATTACCCGCAACAACTCTTTTATCTACATTTGTATGAGGTATACCTAAGTTTTGACCTGTATTGAACGTACCAGTAAATGATTTAAATCTTAATGTTGTAGAATCTGCTGATAAAAGAGTACCTGAGAATCCACCTGATTGAGTTAACACAGCATTTTCTACAAACTCAGCTGGTATTGTTGGTGAACCTGTTAATGTGACTTTTAAAGTATAATTAGGTACTTTAAAATTAGCTGATTCTAAACCTTGAACTAAAGCAGTACCTTGTTTCGTTACTCTTACAGCTCCAACTCTATATGCTTCAGCAACTCCTGTTGTTTTATCAATAGTTTGGTCAGGTAATATTTCAAACCTACCACTTAGTTCAAAAAACTTTTGACTTGCTGCAGCTGTGAATGATTCTTTTTTATCTGCAATATTTGTATGTATGAGATTATCATCACCTACATTTCTTATAGAAAGTTCATTACTCTTTTGTCTAAATTCTTCTAGAGTACTTGATTTAAATATTCTTACTTCGTCTCTTATTGCCATTATTTACTACCTAATTTTTTAATAATTTTTTTAAGCTCTTCTATATCAGTTTTCATTTGCTCGATTTCACTGTCTTTTTCTTTAAGTTTTTGAAGCTGGTCTCTTCTATTAGAAAAAGCACTACTATTAGTATTTATAATTACGTTCGTAACAGTATCTTTTTCGTATCCTGGTAAATCTTCTACTTTTTTCTTTCTTGGCATTTCTTATCCTATGTTGCGCAAATTGCTCTAAAGTCTTTAATTTTTGGTACATTAGATGTAGATGTCGAACGTAATACTATTTTAAACTGTATTGTACCATAACTCTTATTAGATAATATAGATTCTGTTAAATCATATCTTATTTCAGAAAATGAATTTTCATTTACTGGTATTGCTTCTACTGGTGATAACGCTGTAAATGCTACATCACTAATGTCAGCATTTGAACCACCTTCTAAAACTCTAAAATATAAATCTACATTTGATGCAGCCGGTCTATTTACATTTAAAAATACTGTGGCTGAATCAGCTTCTTCATTTAATTCTACTTTTTTAGTAATATATCTAGCTAACTCTGCTCCACCTGATGCAACATTTTCTGCTCCACCATTTGAACTTATAATATTTTGTATTGTATGTACTGATGTTCTATTTAAATCTATTACTGGTGAATGAGCTTCATCACTTGTACTCAGTACACATCTTATTTGAAATGATTTAGCACCACTTAAATTTTGTGTTTCATTTGCAGCTGATGCAATAACTCTTGGTGATGAAAACGAAAAGTTTTTATTTGGTAATATTTCAAATTCAGATATATTAGAGTAAGCTGTTTCAGAACCATTTATACTTTTATTTGTTTTTGAAGTAAGATGGAATCTAATTGATGTTCCAGGTATTTGTATATTTTGAATAACTGGGTACATAACATCCATGTGTCTATTTTCTGTAGCTGTCACAGCACTTCCACCACCAGCTCCAGCTCCTGCAGATGAATTAGTTGATACATCTGAATTAGCAGCAGTAATAGTATAAGTATCATGAGTTATATTTGCAATTGTATGTGTACCATTAATATTTGCAGCTGCAATACCATTAGTATCTGTTGCACCGGCTATAACTACTTTATTTGTACCACCACCATACATTCCATGGTTTTTATGAGTGACTGTAATTACTCCAGAATTTTGAGTTGTTGTCAACGGATTACCTGGTAATCTTCTAGCTGGTATAGCATCATTTACTAAAGTTAAAGTTTTAGATGCTGTACTAAACGAACATCTATTTAATTTAAATTTTAAATCTTTAGATTGTTCAGGAGTCCATGTTGATGCGTTTTGTGAACTAAAGAATACACCACCATAAGGTTGTTTTGTAATTCTTTCACCTAGATTTGTTAAATCAAATCCACCCATTTCAGCTACAGCAACTTCATAGTTATCACATTGTGAAGTAATAACTATTGCATATTCAGTATCTTGCGATAAATATACTGGATAATCAAAAGCAAAATTAGTAGCAGCAGAAGCATCATCTGAAATATTAACTGATGTTGGATATAAAATTTTATCTGCACCTGGTACTATTCTTTGTGTAGGTATACCATTTTGAGTAGTTCTTATGGTGACTCTTACTGGTATAGAAGTATCTTTCTTTTTAAAGAATAAATCTACTGACTTAGCAAATATACCACCTTCTCTATCAATTAGTATAGTTTCTGCTAATGGGTCAACCCATTCTGTTCTTTCAGATACATTTGTATCAACTATTGTTCTATCATCATTTAATTCTGTTGTGACTAATGTTGGAACTTTTGTAGATACTATTCTGCTTTCTACTGATTCTATTAAACCTTGTGCATGATACTGAGCTTCGGCATAGGTAGTTTCATTATCTTTATTATTAGTTGAATCGTCTGAGAGTCTAAATTCTCTTACCCCAGTCGGAAATCTAAAAGCGGCATTTCTTGGTATGATAAATGAACCTTCAACTATGCCAGCAGCATCAGTGGTTAAAGCGCCTGGAGTAATTTCTGAACTATTTTCATCTAATCCTTCAAATGTTTTTACTCCAGTAGAATCAGAAAACTCTACAAAGCTTTCTTCTTGAACATAATTAGCTACATTTACTCCATCAAAGAATGCAAATACTGTAGTATTAGGTTTCATTAATTGAGCTTTAAAATGTATTTTTCTTGAACGTATAAATGGTACAAAATTAATTTCTACAACTCTTTGACCGTCACTTCTTTGTACTGTATCAAATGCAAGGTCAGTTCTTAAACCGGACCTTGATTGATTTTGAGTAGTTGTAGTAGTTGTTATAGTTGTGACGTTTCCTCGTCCACCTCTTCTTCTCCTTCTACCTCTTAATAATGGGTCAAATCTACCATCACCAAAATCTAAGTCAAAGAAGTCATCAAAGAATCCAGCACCACTACTTGTTTGTGATGAATCAACTTCTACACCAGTCCAGTTTGTTTCCCATTCATTCCATACTGTACCTAATATACCAGATTCTTCTGCTAATTGAGCAAATTGTTCATAAGCTGCAGAGTCATCAATAATAACATTTGGTCTTACATCAGTTTCTTTCCATTCATCAGAATCAGGAGATAAGTCCATCATCCCACCCCAAGTAAATACATTGTATGGGTTTACATTTGAAAAGAATGATGAGTATGGTTGGTTAACATAATTTGTTTCTGTAAATGGTAATGTGACTAGTGAAGCACTTTTTGTAGCAAAGTTATTAGAACCATTACCATTTGCTTCACTACTTAATCTTACTAAGTTAACATTTCTTTCGTCAAACTTAGGTCTTAATATACCATTCTTTTTATCTATTGATGCTGTATAATCTGGATTTGCAGTATCTCCAACATTGTGGCCTTTAAATCCATCAACAATAAATCCATTTTTTAGTCTTGAGAATCCACTTCCATCAAATAATTCTACATCAGCAGCACTTTGTTCTAATAAAGATAATGATGTATAATATTCTAGATTTTTTATTCTACTATCTAGGTCGCCAATATCTTTCATAGAATATCTTCTATTTTCTATAATTTTTGGACTTACATCATCTAAATCATATACAAAAGGATTTAAAAATAAGTTATATATTGCCATTGAATCATCTGGTGTCTTAGGAGCTTTAGGTGTTAAACTTGGTACACCAACTTCTGTTTTAAACTCGCCTTTTCTTGTAATATATACTTTATCAATTCTTGGCATAAAATGTTCGACTTGTGCTATGGCTGCATGATTTGGTTTAGGTGGTTGTGGATGACTTCCATTAGTACCTGTAAAGTTATCAGCTCCAGCATCAGCTTTTCTTGGTCTAAAGTCTAAACAATCAAGTAAGTTAACCTCACCTTGATTACTATCGAATAAAACTTTCTTTAACCTATCAGCTTCTGGATATGAATCAACTGAAAAATAATCTCCTGATGTATGTGTATAATGGTCAAACGTTACTGTTATATTTCCACTTGGCGTTGGATTACCAGGTTTAAGACTTACTTTACCATTTTGATAAAAATTATCTCTTTGTCCATTATCTAAAATAAATCTATCTGTGATAACAACATTTTGAGCATCTTTAACTTCAGTGACTCTTATAATATCAGATTTAGCTAAACTTAATGCGCCACTTGAAAGAGCTCCTGTCACAGTTGAACCATTAACTCTTGTCTTTGTTTTTTCAACTATATTTTTTTGTACATCAGCCATTACTTTCATTCTAGCAGTATTTGGAGTTGCTCCACTTATATCACTAAATGTTAATGATGTAGAACCATCAGAACCACTTGATATAGTAGGTGATGTATCAATTACACCATTACCTAATGAAGCTACAATACTAGATGTATTTACAAATGTTGCATTAGACACACTGATTGTATTTGAGTTAACATCAAATAATTGTTTAACAATATAAACTGTATCTGTAGTAGTTGCTCCAGTTCTTAATGTTTTAACAGCTGTTTGTGGTAATTTAAATATTAAACCATTATTACCTACATCAAATAAATTACCTATACTTGCTAAATCACCTATAAAGTTTTGTGTATTACCAGTTTGATTTACAGATTTTACTGAACTAAATACATTAGAACCAGTCATATTAATATCAAATAAATAAAGTCTTAGTTCATTGTTTACAAATTCTAAAGCTCTTGCTCTTGCAGTACCGATTTTATTACTATTTGACTGAGTGCCTGCTATATTAACACTATGTAAATCTATTGTACTAAATTCATTTACATCTGGCATACCTTTTACTGTTGCTGCTGTTAATTTAACAAAGTTTCCAACTAAAACTGAAGTTGTTGAAACATTAACTGTATTAGTAGAACTTGCGCCTCTTGGCTTTTCTACTGTTAATTGTTTTGTAATACCATTAGCAACTCTAAATCCTTTTACATAAGCAACTGATGGGTCAATACCAACTTGAAATCTATTATCACCGAATGTTGTAGCATCAGCTGTACTTAAAGATTCTTCTGCTTCAATTTCACTTACTGTTTTAAATCCAAAATTATCACCAGTTTTTAAATATTCTTTTAAATTAATTTGAAATGGCTCTACAACATAGTCGCCGGATTCTTCAAATGTTCTTCTTGCTAATCTTTCAGTTAATTCAGTTTCTGTATTTTTATCTGTTTTATCTACAGCTGTTAAACCATTTTCAATTACCAATAAAGTAATATAATTATCTTCTGTTCTTGATGCTAATGATAAAGGCTCTTTAATAAGAGTTGTACTAATTTGATATCTTAATGCTCCTGGTGCAGCTGCATTTGGAACACCTTGTGCGTTATCAAGTAATGTAGTATCTGTACTTGAATCAATTTTAGATTCTGTGACTTTTAAACCTACAATATAACTTGGTGTATTTGTATATTTGTCTAATAATAAAGAACCTGCTGGTACAAAAACAAAAGTACCTGCTATAAAGTATACTCCTTCTTCAATATTAATTGATGAACCCAGTCCTGTAGAAGATGAAGCTAATGATTTAGCATGCCTAACTATACCACTTGTTGTACTTGTATCAGATGTTAATTCTTCACCATTTGCAAATGTTTGACTAGTACCAGTAAAAGTTAATACAGTTGAATTTGCTATTGTTTGATTACTTGATAATGTAAGTGTGGTACCACTAATTGCAGAAACTGTCACTGTACCACTTATACCAGTTCCTGTGACTTTTTGTCCAACTTTAATTAATGTATTTGCTGCAGATAAAGTGACTGAAGTACTATTACTTACAGCACTAGCTACAGTTGCTTCAGTACCAGCAGCTGTATATTGTAAATATAAAGTTGCTGGGTCTCCACCAGATACAGCAGCAACTGCTTGTTTTACAATAGCTGTGACTCCTGTTGTCGTACCAGTAATAGTTGAACCTACAAATTCATCTAAATAATTATCAGTATTTAAAGGCCCCTGTGATGAATGAGTAAATGATGATTCAACTTTTACAAAATCATAATTTACATTAAGTGTAGCTTTACCATTAACAACTCTTGAACCGTCTTTAAATGCAAATTGACCATATCTATCAATTTGAGCTTGTAATGCTGTTTGTAATTGAGTTAATTCTCTTGCTTGAACCGCATGTCCAGGCCTAAAAAGAACTCTATGATAATTTTTAGTTTCGTCAAAATCATCAAAATGTGGTGCTTCTAAAAAACTTTTTACTACTGTTGTTGCCATAAATCTCTCTTCCTAATATTATCTATTAGAATTCTATAATAACTTTAATATCTTCAATCTGTGATGTTGTTCTATTAATTGGGTTTCTATTTTCTAAAAATAGTATATCACCACTATGTCTATCTACTTCTGGAGCTACTACTGCATCAGCTATATAAGTTATACCACTTACTTGATTTGATGCATTAGCTTCTAATGTTCCTGCATTACTAGAAGTTTGACCAGTGACTACTTCTCCAGTTGTAAAAGACTTATAACCGGTTTTAGAATTTTGATGGTATCTTACAAATCCATTTGATGTATCAATTTCAACTACATATGCTTGAGCTCCTGATGTACCACCTACAAGTAATTCATCAATTACATAATTTGATACATTTGCAGATGAATTAAAATCTAAAGCTTTAGTACCTTTTAAAGTATCTGCTGTAGCTAGTAAACCAGCTAATGGAGTTGAGTTAAATACTCTTGGCTCATTAAATAAAGTAATTTGTCTAAAATCATTACCTACTGTTAAATCACCACCATCATTACCATCTAATTTAGAATTAAGTGATATAAAAAATCCGCCTAATTCTGCAACTGGGTCAACACCGTGACCAGCTTTTGGAGCTATAACTGCTCTTGCAGTGGCATCTGAACCTCCACCACCAGTTATAGAAATATCTGCAAATCTATAATCACTACCTTTATTTTGTATAGTGATACTCGAAACTGTTTGGCTTGAACCAGAACCAGCCATTGTAATATTGCCTGCAGCTACTGTGGCTCCTGTTCCATCACCAGTTATTACCACATTAGGTTTACTACTAAAAGATGAACCAGCAGCTGTGACTTCAATTCTTTCAATACCAGCAGCTGTTGATGAATCTCTTGAAGCTTTTTGGTTTAAGTATTGAGCAAAGTCAGCCTCTGAAAGACTAGCTTCGGCAGCTGCATCATTTGCGTATGCAAATGTAAGTATACCTGATACTGAACCACTTGGTGTACCACTTAATGTTAATACTGAACCATTAATTGCTGAAACAGTTTTACCAGAACCTACATTAGTTCCTGATACTGTCATACCCACAACTATTTCTGGTACAGTTTCAGTTAATACTATTGTAGTTGTAGATGAAGCTACTGCTACTGTAGCAGTTGCGCCTAATGACACAGTTTTTACTGGCATATAACTATTAGTTAAAAACTTTTCAGCATCTGTGACTGATATTGTATACATAAACTTCCATGTATATCCATCTGATTCTGCTGTTGGGTCAGTTAATGTTTGAGTTGGTTGTATACTTGAAGCACCTCCACCAGCTATGATGCATTTATATACTTTAAACTCAGATGTGACTATGTAAAACGCTTTATCAAAAATATCTGGGTCGTCTGAGTCCCATGCTACATATGACCTTCCGGAAGTCCATGTATGTCTTGGTACTACATGTGCAATATCTGCTGCTACGATTTTTTTCAATCCTATTAAATTAGCTCTTGCTTCTCCTAAATCGTCCAATCTATCACTTGGTGTAAATGGAGTAGTGTCAGTAGTATCTGAAGTAGTCAATGACCATGGGTCTGATTTACCTATACCTACGTATACACTAGAACCTGATATTTGCTCTTTAAAATGTTGTGCGTTTAAAGTTCTAAAATTTGATGTTATTATTGCTGGCATTTTCCTGTCCTAATTATTCAATGTGTACAAATGTACTAGTGTTATTATTATTTATATCACTTGAGTCGATAGTTTGCAACGTTTTATTACCTAAAGACTCAATTGTTCTGTTAGTATTATAAAGCCTTGGACTTGTAAAAAAATTGTCCGTACCTTTTCTTTGTATATAATTATTATTTATTATAGTTCTAAAATTATCATTTTTGACTTTTACTCTATGTTCTGGTAAAAATTTATCTGCTGAACTTGATGACTGAGTTATTGTCCAATTTGCTCCACTTGATAATGCACCAATTTTTAGTAATCCACCATTAAATAATGTTCTGCCATCTTGTGAACCAGAGGCTTGTCTTGGATTTACTACAACACTATCTATTGGTGTCACTTCATTATGATTACAATTAATTTCTAATACTTCAGCTACATCTTTTACTCTTGTTTCATTATTAGGTCCACTACCAAAAGATATAATCGGGTCAAATACATATCCATTACCTGCATTTGATATATTTACTCCTGTTATTTCTCCTTCTGAATCTAAAGTAAAATTAGCTACTGCTTTTACGTTTGTACTTAGTAAATTACCTTCAGCATCAACTGCAGTTGGTTCAGGGAATATTATAGTAGGAGCTGTTGAATATAATTTATTTGATAATCCAACAAGAGATATTGAAGCTATTTTACTTGCATTTGGATTTGCTGGAACTGAACCAAATAAGTTAGACCAATTACTACCTCTACTAGTAATTGTAATTGCTTCACCATTTAATTTACCTTCTGAATCTAAAGCTATTGATACAACTGGTGCAACACCTGTAAGTCCATCAATGGCTACACCATTAAAACTTATTGATACTGAAGAACCAGTATATCCAAATCCAGGTTCTTCTACTGTTAAAGCTTTTAATTGACCATTTAAGGAAGTTGCTGTTCCAGTAGCTGTTATACCTGTTAATGTATGTGTTGAACCTACACCAAGGCCTGATATATTAATTTCAGCTTTTGTAGTAGTATTTTGATATAGAGATATCGCATTACCGGTAATTGTTTTTATATAATAAGTACCGCCTGCCTGTAATCCACCAATAGCTGTTCCAGTAGTTGAATACACTAATTGGTCATCAACCTGCCATGAAGCTCTTTGTGTAGCACTTAATGTTATAGTATTATTTGATGTACTTACAATTGATGCACTTGAACCATTAAATGTCTGAGCTGTTGGAGCAGAAAATGCTATTTGTGGTATACCATAATCTCTTCCACCATCTGTTATCGTAACTGAAGCAACTGAACCGTTTGTTATAACTGGTGTCAATGAAGCAGTTGTAAATCCACTAGCAACTGCAGCATCAGATGTAGTTATTGTTGGAACAGCTGTATAACCTGTTCCACCATTTGTTATGGTAATAGCATTTATTACTCCATTTTTAAGTGTAAGTGAAACAGTTCCTGATTTATGAATTTTAGTAATTGGGTTTGGTAAAAATGTTGATACGAACATTTCTATGAGTAATGGAATATCTTCAGGTCCTACTATACCAGGTTGTCTTGTCGGAATTGCTGATAAAACTTTTCTTACACCTAATGGTAAACCATCGTTTCTTATAACATCTTGTTTAATTTCATCTTCACCTAGTACTGCTTTTGTCAATTGTAAAAATATTAATATTTCAGCAAAATAAATAAAGCCAGCTGGGTGTACTAATTTATTATAAGATAAATCCCAGTCACTTAAATTTTTACCAGTTTTAATTAAATAAGAAAACTTTTGAAACTTTTTACTATCCTGTATTTTAATACTATCAGATAAAAATCCTTTATTATCTAAATATTGTCCACCTCTTGATAATGATGGATTAACATCCCAATTACCAGATGATGGTATTAATACTTTATCAAAAGGAAATTCTATTTCAGCAAAATCATTAAATAATATTTGGAAAAATATTTCAATAGAATCTGTTGTACCTCTTAATCTATAAAAATCTATTATTTGTTTATATAAAGTTCTTTTATTTACTGTGACTCCTCTTGGAATTGTAGCAGCAATTTCTTTTTGCATTAATTCAAGATAACCCTCATCATTAGTATCGATATCCATAGCTTCTTCAATAGTATTCATTACATATGATGGACCTGGACCAACCCAATTTTTTTGTATTGTAGTTAATTTAGCTGTATGATTATTAAAAGATTCTAATCCAGTGACAGTAAATGTTTTACCTATTTCAGATGTAGATGTTGCAAGTGTACCAGGTAATTCATTACCATTTGTTATAGCAACATTAATTGCATTTAAAGTTATATTATTAGTAGTTCCTGTAGGTGATGTAAGTACTAGTGTGGAATCAGCTCCTGACTCATCTGTAAAAAATTTATTGTTTTCATTATTAGGGTCTGGTATTCTAAATTGAGCTTGGCCATTAAGTACAACATCAGTAAATGTATTAGTTTCTTGAAATATGAACTCATCCATATTCATAAATGTATAGTAAGCTTTTAAAAACTTATCTAATTTATCTTTATTTTCTAATATTTCAGAAGGTACTAATTGATTAAGACGTACATCTTCTCTTGTTGCAGACAAAGTACCTTGTTCGACTTCAATCGCACCAGGTGTTAATGTCTTTTTATAACCCATTATTTAAATCTTGAAGTTGTTTTATAATTAATAGAACCAGCTGAACCTGCAGTTGCTATAGTATCTACTTCTGGTGTTATTACTACAAAACTATTATCTATAGAAATTAACTGGTCTCTTTTAGGAGCTAAATCTAATGAATTAGGTATTACAGTAATTTTAATAGCATCAGTAGTATCAGGTCTAAATTTATTTAAAGTTATTTTACCATTTTCGACATCTATCTCTCCAGCATCAGATATAACTGTTATATTTTGTTGATTGACAACTTTGTATACAATAACATTTCTTTTTGTAGAACCAACAATTGGTTCATCACCAAAGAAATGGTCAATATTATTTATTTTAAATGCAGTTGAATTAAGTAAAAACTTTGTTGAATCTCCTGACTGAAAAAATGGTGATGAAAAAGATAAATTAAAATTATTATCTGCATTATTTACTGGTGTAATATTTTGAAACATTCTTGGACGTATTATTGTATTTAAAATAGATGGGTCACTATTATCTATTGCTCTTGTTAATTGTGAGTGTCTAAATACACCGTCAAACTTATTTAAATTATTAAAATTATAATCTGTTATTGTATCTCTTACAACAGATGATAACTCAACTGAACTTCTATCAGTTAAATTAGGATTAAATTTAAAATTAACATCTAATTCTAAATGAGTAAAGTTGGGGTCAACAATTTCAGGTGTAATTGAAACAACATTTTTACCTTTCAATATTGAACCAATAATATCTGTTTTTTCTGATTCTGTAAGTGTATCAGCTAATAAAGGTTTTATAGCAATATAAACTCTACCAAAATCTGGTGGGTCGTTATCTTCACCACCCCATGTTGATATTGAATCTATATTAGAAAATTCTTTTTTAATAATAGATGCATAATCATCAGCCGTCACAGCTCTGTTTTGAGCTATAAAAGTAAGTGGTGCATTAAATCTTATTGATTCAGATGTTTCAGCTTCAGCTCCACCTGCAGCAGCACTATCTAATGTAAGTGTAATACTAGAAAATCCTCCAATTGAATCTACCATGGTAAAACTATTAGCACCATTACTTTCTTTACCTTGTGTTGTCATATAATCTATAGTAACGATGTTATTATTTGATGGTTTAAATCCAGTTACGCCATCTCCAAAATGTACTTCATAATATCCAGCAGCATTCTCTTGTAAAAAATAAACCTTTGATGTAGAATCAACTCCTCTTAATGTTTCAAATTTAGTATATACATCAAATGCTGTTGATTCTTGGTTTGCCTGTACACGTACGCGTAGCGTGCTCGTGTCAGCATCAAAATCTGAAAGTTGAAATTTTTGATTTTCTATATCATTATCAACTCTATATTTTATTTCTCTTAAGTCGCCTTCTACAATTGAAACATCACTAAATGTATAAGTTGTTCCAACTAAATTAGCTGTTTGTGTATTTAATACAACAAATTGAAACTCTTCTCCACTTACAGATGTATTTAATTTTGTACCTCTTGGTAATGTAAGTGTAGTAGGTATCGTTCCAGTTTCTCCTGCAATATTTACAACTATATCAACTTGAGCTCTTGGTGATAAAACTGACCTTGGTGTATAACCAAGTAATTTAGCTCTAGTGACTACATTACCTCTAAGTTGAGCAGAATCTAAAAATGCTTCATTTAAACTAAAATGCGCATTCATAGCATTATAATGTGTATTATACGCTAATACATCTAATAATACATTAAGACCTGAACCTTCAAAGTCATAATCATTAAATTCTGTTTGTTGTTTTAAAAAGTTTTTTAGATTATTTTTAATATCTAAAAAATCTAGTTCCGTTACGTTTAAATTTGTTGCCATTTTATCTTAACCTTCTTAATACTATTTCAACTGCATCAGATTGATTGTTTTGTTTTATTCTAAAATTTACTTTTATACGATATGAATTTGTATCAAATACATCAAAAATGTCTATACCTAATACTTCTATTCTTGGTTCATATTTTTCTAATACAAATCTTATGTTATCTCTTAATTCTATATTTGTTATAACACCAACCGGTTCAAAGAGTAATCCTCTTAAATTAGCTCCTAAATCATCTTGGAATGGTCTTTCATAAAAATTACTTATTAGTAAATTTTTTACTGCGTTTTTTACAGCAGCATCATCCTTTAAAGGTATTATATCTTTACGTATTGGATGTATATTTAAAGACAAATCTAAATCACGATGAGGCTTTTTTCTAGAAACAATCTTAGCTTGTTCTAGATTACCTGATATTTGTTTATCTCCTGAATATAATGCCATAATACTATTTATACTCTTTATGTTGCTCCTTCGGGTACTTGTGATTCAATTCCTTGTAATGTATTACTTACTGTAGTAATATTACCAAATCCACTTAAATCTAATGTTGTTGGTATACCTATAAGTTTTAAAAAATCGCAGAATGTAAATGTAGCCCATTGAGTCAAGTCACCTAAACCAATTTGTTTAAAAAACTTATCTACAGTTTCCATCCACTTTCTTAATAAATAAGTTTGCCAATTTTCTCTAAACTCTTTTAATTTAGCAGATATTCTAGCAATTTTAAAATCTAGATTTTCAAACTTATCTTCAAAGTCACCACCAAATAAAGCACCTACTTTAAATCCAAGAATTTCTAAATTTTCTAATTTATCTAATATACCTTCATGCATTTTTCGTAATAACTTTTCTTTAGTTAAATCATCTTTTATATCGCCTAATTTATCTAACTCTGCTTGAAAGTTAGCTTTTTCTTCTTCAATAATTGCTTTAATTAATGCTCCTACATCGGGTCCTGTTAAAGGTATAGGTAATTCTGGTAAACCTAATGCACTCCATATTTCATCAAACTTATCTATTAAACCACCAAATCCACTAAATAGTTGACCATTCATAAACTTAGTTGCTTCATTTTTTATAAAGTCCATAATTTGTTTTGCTTTAAGTTCTTGATTTTCTAAACCAAATTCACCGTCAAAATATTTGTATTCATCAGGTAATAATGCATACAATGAATCTATTTTATCATTACGTAATTTATCAATTTCTTTTTGTAATTCTTCAGCTGATAAATCATCGCCTAACTGCGCAATTTTAGCTTCTATGTCAGCGCCAAACCCAGATATATCTGCAGCTATAGAATCTAAATATGCTCGGTCAGTGACTAACTTTAAAACATCTATTTGTATACCAAGAATTGGTACAGTAAACTCTATTGGAAATAATGTTGTAATTAAATTCATTATTTGAGTTTGTATATACATAGGATATTCTTCAATTAACCTTTGTATTATAATTTCCCATTCTTTTTCTGGTATTTCTAATTTTTTAAACTTAGGGTCATAAGGACCAAATAGTTTTCTTATATCATCAATAATTTTTTGTATTTCATCTGCTTGTTTTTCAAACTCAGCTTTTTCTTCTTCAATTAAATTTTGTGCTAAAGCTTTTAATTTACCTGGAAGAGTAGCTAAACCACTAAAAAAGTTAGATAAATTAACTGGTTGTGGTAGTATAACTTCTGCGCATTCTAGCTCAGGTAAGGTTATTTTTGGAAGTTCGGCCATTATATAATTGTTGTTTTTTCAGCTGATGTAATTGTAATAGCTCCAGAAGATGTAATACTTGTAGTTCCTCCATTAGCTATTGAAACATTATTATCTTTATCAATAGTAATTGTGGCTCCATTAGCATGTTGAACAGTAATTTTTTCATCGCCTTCTTTATTTTCAAATTCTATTTTATGGCCAGCTTTTGTATGATGTACTTTATTTGTTGTTGACGCAGTTGATGGTATATCTTGTTTAAAAATATCGATTTTTTTATTCTTGCTGAAATCAAAAGTTTCGTCAGCTGTTTGAGTTGCAATTGAACCTATAACCATAGGGTCTTGAGCTGATGGACCATCTCTAAAAAATCCTACAACCCATGAACCTTTTTCTAAATGATGATTACCGCCATTGCCTTTTATAGATGCTGACGTAACTGGCATCATAACAGTAGCCCAAGGTAAATCAGTTGTTTTTATTTCTTCACTATCATAATAACCATAAGCTCTTACTTTAACTCTATTTAAATTTAGAGGGTCATCTATTTCTTCTATACTTCCTAAGAACCAAGTAAATAGTCCATTTTTATATTGGTCATCTTTTCTTTTCATTATACATCTCCAATAAAATCTACTGGATATGTCAATAAAGAATCTTTTATAGCTTTAACTTTCATTAAATATCCATTTTTGTTAAAGGTATGTTCAACTCCTTGCACTAAATAATTTCCACCAGTAAATTCATCCATAAAGTCTTCTTCATTATCTACATCTTTTTGTATATCTGCGTATTTTAATGTTTCTAATTCAATAATATTGCCAGGAGTCATTTCAAAATCTCCAGCAAGGTCTATTTCAATAGCAAAATTATGAAGTAATTTTCCAGCAGTAAAAGCTTTTAATAAACCATTACCATCTGTATTAGCATGATAATTTACTCCTTCATCAAATGCATGTTTATTAAGTGATTGATAATATTGTTTATATTTTAAATCAAAAAGAGTTGAATCAGTATCTGTAATTTTCATTTCTGGAGCTACAGCTGGAAACGCATTTAAATATTCTTGAAGTGGTTCTTCATTCCAATCAAATTCATGTTTATTAATAGTTTTAGTTGATATATCTATAGTATTTAATGTTGAACCAAACATACCAATTTCAGCTGGAGTAAGCTTTGAAAGCTCCATAGAAGAATTAAACTTTCGTATTTTAAGTTTTTCTTCCATGAATATTTCATCAGGTTTCTTACCATCTAAAGTTCCACTAAAAAATGGATTTTTATTATAAACATTAAAAGGAGTATCTTTATTTTTTAATAAATGATAATAAGATGTAAATATTAGTCCATCTTTAGCTGTTTCATAAAAAAACATTGGAGAGTTATTAATAGTTGCATTTCTCATTAACCATTGAATTGCATCATAAGGTTTTAAATTAGGATATATACCTTTCATTAAACCTTTACTTGAAACTTGAATATCAATTTCTGATTGTAAATGAGATTTTACAATATCTTCAATTAAATCTTTTGCTGGTCCATTAAAAGGTTTATTTAAAAGCTTTTTATTATTTAAATAAGCATGCTTTGATACACATACTAATGTATATGCTTGGCTTGATGGAGTTGGTTCTGAATAATTAGTAATATCAGAGACTTGTAAATTTAAATTTAAAACTTTTTCTTCACCGCCAGGTTCTACTCTGCCTATAGAAATTCTAATATTTTCATTACCAGCTAATTTTATTTCAGAACCTAAATTAATTGAATCTTCAATAAATACAAGTACTATAATACTTTTCATATTTAAATTTTCAATTATTTTTATTTGATGCACTAAATCTGTAAATGAAAAAGTATGACCACTATTACTTATCATTTCAATAGCATTTACAGAAAATCCTATAGGACTTATACTTTCTTCATCTTTAGTTGTAAAATTACCAAACATAATAATTATCTATTGATTAAATCTTTGAATGCTTTTGAAAATTTATTAATAAAAGCTGGGTCTACATATCTTATAGTTGCATTAGAATCATTTTGGTCTTCTAAATAAGCACGATTACTAACAAACTCTAATTGACTATGATTAACTCCACCAGTAATAAAGTCATTACTTGTCACTGGTCTTTTTAACGCGTCGCCAGCTTTATAGTAATAATATGGAGCATCAATATATTTGTATACTCTATTTGATGAAACTGAATTAGTTGAAGTTTGACCTACTATTAATTCAGGAGCTGTAAAAGTTCCTGTAGTATCTTGTACAATTAATTGACTTAAGTCAGCAATTTTTTTAGTGACTGTACCAGATGCATTAGATGTTGAACCAATTACTGTTTCGCCTAAAGTAAATCTGCCAGATAAACTATTTTCAAAATCGCCATCAGGTCCACTTGTGACTTTGGGACTAGTTTCTATCGCAAATCCACGATATTCTTTTAACATATAATCTAATAAAGACTCTTGACTTAAAGGCCATGCTCTATAACCATCATGTAAATGGTCATTAATTACAAAAAATGTCCAATAATATCTAGAGGTTCCATATAATCTGCCTGATACTATGTCTGGCCTTTCACCATTTTTTACATTATAGAATCCATAAGCAGAATATGTATCTAAAAAACTAGGTAATGGTCTTACACTTCTGTATAAATCAACCATTCTTTGTACAACGCCTGTACGATTAAAATCATAATCAACTTTTGGAAATTGTTTAAAATACATTATTGTTAATCTCCATTTGTTTTAGTTTTACTAGCTGCTGAATCATCTCCTCCAGTACTTGCTTCTTGATAATATCCATCTGCTTCATCTATATCTGAATCTGCTGGATATAAATCTTGACGAACAAGAACTCTTTCTTCTTGGAATGTAAGAGTTAAATCAACTTCTACTGGAGCTCCAGTATCTTGGTGAAAAGTATTAGATGTTGCATTAAATACAGAATCTAAAGTAGTTAAATAACATGGCTTTATTTTTGGTAAATAATTATTTATTCTGCCTTCTGCATAAAATGAAATATGAAATAAAGGTGGATATACTAAAGCAATAGACCCCATTCTTTTTGGGTATAAAAACTTTCTAAAAGTTCTTTCTATAGCCACAATTTTGGCTGATTCTTCAGCATTGCTTGCTACTAATTTAAAAGCAAATTGATATCCTCTTATATTTGTAGTTTCAAATGCTGTTCTAGTATAAGGATTTGTAGCAACTCCCGCCTTTAAAGCAGCTGAACTTGTTATTTTTTCTATTGTACTACCAGGTGTTGCCCTTTTATCTCTTGCTATTAAAGCTGTAGCAAAAAGGTCTGCTTCACTAATTGAACCGTCTTGGTTAGCAAACATTTTTTGAGCTCCAATTAAGCCAGCCTTTAAAACACCAGCATTAAATCCAGAATAGTTCGCACCGTCTGTCACTGATAAGCCAGGTGGGTGGTATAAATATATTGCTACTTTATCGTCGCCGTTATTATTTTTTATGCCAAATCTTATAAAAGGATATCCTTGATTAGCTCCAGCTTGTAAATCTTCTGGAAAGTAAAAATGTTGTTTATCATTTATATCAACTCTTTCTTGAGTTAAATCAAGATTCTTTAAATTTTCAATAAATCCTTCAGCATTTTCTTTGTCAGCTCTCTCTTGTGCACGTTTTTCACGTCTTGCTTGTCTTGCTGCTTTTCTTTCTGCTTGGGCTGCTTTTTGTTCGGCTAACCAGTCATCAAATCTTTTACCCATACGTTTTTCCTATATAAATAAATATAAATATTTTTTTACTATAGAGTTATTTATATGAGTTATAAAGGTAGATACACATTAAAACATCCAGAAAAGTATGCAGGTGACGCTAAAAAAGTAGTATATCGTTCTTTATGGGAAAGACAAGCATTTAAATGGTGCGAAAATAATCCAAATGTTAAAATGTGGAATTCAGAAGAAGTAGTTGTACCATATAAATCTACTGTAGATAAAAAACTACATAGATATTTTGTAGACTTATTAATACAAATGAACGATAAATCAACTTATCTAGTTGAGATTAAACCAAAAAAAGAAACAAAGCCACCTAAAAAGCCTAAAAGACAAACTAAAAGATATATCAATGAACAACTTACATTTATTAAGAATCAAGATAAATGGGAGGCTGCAGCAGAATTTGCTGAACATAAAGGTTGGAAGTTTCAGGTATGGACTGAAGAAACTTTAAAAAATTTAGGTATAAAGATACTATAAATCTGTATAAATAGATTATATGGCAAGTTTATTTGATACATTACAAGCAAATGCATTTAGAGCTGGAATTAAAGCGCGTACACGAGCATCGCGTAAATGGTTCTCAACTAATGTTAAAAATTTACAGGTATCAAGGTCAGCTCTTTTAAGAGATACAGCATTAAAAACAACTAATGTGCCAGTTCGTGGTAGTATGTATATGTATTTTTATGACCCTAAGTTCAAAGCAACATTACCATATTATGATAGATTTCCATTGACAGTATTAGTTGATGGTGCACCTGGTGGATTTTATGGATTAAATTTACATTACTTACCATACGGCACTAGGGCAAAATTTTTAGATGATTTAATGGCATTTGGTCCACCAAACGCTACTGAAAGTTCACGTCTTACAGGATTAAGATATAACTTAATAAGTGGTGTAAGAAAATTTAAAGAATTCAGACCATGTTTTAAACATTATTTAGGAAGTAATGTAAAATCACAGTTATCAAGAGTGCCAATGACTGATTGGGAAATAGCTATATTTTTACCAGTTGAACAATTTAAGAAAAGTGGTAAACAAGCAATTTGGCAAGATAGTCTTAGACAAGCAAATAGTCCTGGTTTCAGTGCTAAAAATACTAAAGCTTATTACACAAGGAACATGAAGAAAAAATGAGCATAGAAAGATTAAAATCATTAGTAAGTCAAAAAGGTGGATTAGCAAAAGCTAATAGATTCAATGTTATGTTTACACCACCAACTCAATCTCTTTTAAATTTAAATTTTCAAACTGCCATAAGTGCTGCAGTATCAGGAAATTTTAGTGCCAAAAATTTTGTTAATGACCCAAGAGATATTTCATTACTATGTGATTCAGTTATTATACCAGGTAAACAAATTACCACACTTGAATACCAGGCACATAAAGAAACAGTTAAAATACCTTATGGATATGTAGAAGCTGAAGTATCATTAGGTTTTTTATTAACAAACGATTACTATATGAAAACTATCTTTGATAAATGGATAAATACTATAGTAGACCCAGAAAAATATTGTGTTGCGTATAAAGATGATATAACTTGTGATGTAGTAATACAGCAGTTAGATGAACAAGATACGCCAATATACGGGGTTATGTTGGAGAATGCATATCCAACATCGATGAGTGAAATCACGCTATCAAATGAAAGCGTTTCGCAAATTCAAAAATTGAATGTGAATTTTACTTATGATAAAGCGGTACCGCAAGGACCGTTAAGCAGTACGGGTAGCTTAATTAAAAGTGTGCTATCCATATTTGGATAATAATATAGGAGAATATTATGGCTTTACCAGAGCTAAATACAGCTAGGTATGAGATGGTAATACCATCAACTGGAGATACTATTTCTTTCAGACCATATCTAGTTAAAGAAGAAAAGATATTAATGATGGCTATGGAGTCTAATGATAATAAAGTTATTATGAAGGCTACAGCAGATGTTATTAAATCTTGTGTTAATGATGAACTTAATATAGATGAGTTAGCAATGTTTGACATTGAAACAATATTTCTAGAATTAAGGTCTAAATCAGTTGGTGAAACAGTTGATTTAAAAATAAAATGTGAAGATGAAGAATGTGACGTTGTCAATGACATAGTTATAAATTTTGATGATATTGAAAGACCAGTAATGACTGATGAAATTAACAAAATTATGATTACTGATGAAGTAGGTGTTGTAATGAAATATCCATCTATGAAATATATGGAAAAATTAACTGAAGTCGGAGATACTGATGCTGAACAGGCAATGAATATGATAATGTCTAGTATAGATGTAATCTTTGATAAGGATGAAGTATATCCTGTAGAAGATGAAACTAAAGAAAACTTGCAAAAGTTTATAGATTCTTTAAGCACTGTACAATTTATGAGATTATCAGACTTTTTTAGAGATATGCCTAGTTTAAAACATGATGTAGAGTTTAAATGTACTTGTGGAAAGGAACAAAAACAAGAATTAAGAGGACTTACTAGTTTTTTTACGTAGGCCTTTCGCACGATAGTCTTGTAAACCATTATAAGACAAACTTTGCAATGATGCAGCATCATCAATATTCTTTGACAGAATTAGATAATATGGTGCCGTGGGAAAGGGAGATATACATAGCTCTTCTCAAGGAACATATAGATAAAGAAAACGAACGGATAAAAGCCGAAGAAAGGAGAATGAGATAATGGCTGAAGTACAAGATAACAGCAGAAATGAAGTAGAAATAGACTTAGATAAGTATATGGCTATGATTGAGAAGCTTGATGAACAAGAAGACCAGATAAAAGAAATGAAAGAGGAAGCCAGGTTAGCTGCAGAGCGACTTGGACCACGTAAAAGAAAATTTATCGACTTGTTTTTAGATGATAATGATTTAAATGAAAAAGCAATCATAGGATTTATATCTTTCTTTTTAATGATGTGTTTTGGAATTACAGACTTAGTGACAGCACTAGTATGGGATATAGACTTAAAAGTATCTGAAACAATATATACATCATTTGTAGTAGTCACACTAGGTTCATTTGGTATTTCAGAAGCTGGTAAAGCTTTTGGAAAATAGAGAACATTAAATGGCAAGAATAACAAAAGAATCTACAGGGCCAGTTAAGAGTACACTTGATAGTGTAGTTGACAAACTGAAAGAAATGAATGATGACCAAACTGCTTTGCAAAAAGAATCTATTATATATGCCAATGAATTACAAGATTACGTACAAAATGAAGGTCATCAATTAACTAATCAACAAATAATAACAATGCAAGAAATGATTCTTGCTTTAAGAGAAGGAAGATTAGATGATATTGAAGCCTCAAGAGAAGAGCTTGTAAGACAAAGAGCTGAAGAAAAAAGAGATGAAAAAAGAAATGATTTTCTAAAAGATAATTTAAAACAATTAAAGAAACAATACAAGTTATTGTTAAAAATGTTTAAAGATGATAAGTCATCTATTTTAGGAATGATTTTTAGAACTGCAGTTGTTGGATTAGTAATTGGCGTAGTACAAGGATTTCTTTCGCCATATATAGCTGCAATTAAAAAAGTAGCTACTGGTATAAAAACTGTCACAAAAGACTTTGTAAGAATAATGAAATTCCCTGAACTCTTTGCTGCCATGAAACAAGGTTTAAACAATATAAAAGTTAATGTTCTTAATTTCTTTAAAAATACAAAATTAGCAAAATTTTTCCAAGGTGCCGGCAAAGGTAGTTTAATGGGTCAAGTCTTTACTGAAGTAAGGATGATATTTAAAGATTTAACACAAATAGTAAAAAATCTATTCTTTAATCTAAAACAAATAGGAAGAGCAATTATAGGCGTATTTACTGGCGCACCTGTTGCATTTGCTGGTTTAAAAGATATGAGGCTTGCAATTACTTCTAACTCTAAATTTTTTGCAGGGCTTGGAGCTTTAATTACTACATTTAAAGGTCCATTTATAAAGATAGGTAATAATATCAAAACTTTCTTTGTAGGTATGATTAATTCAATCGGTGGAGTATTTGATAAAGCATTAAAATTTTTTGGTGGCGTAGATGGAACAAAGTTTTCTCAACTTGGAGATAAGATTCGTGCTTTCTTTGCTAAATCAGGTCCACTAAGTAGATTTTTTGGCTTCTTTCAAAAATTACAAGCTGTATTTGTTAGGATAGGGTCAGTGATAGGTTCTAAACTACTCTTTCCTTTATTTGGTGCGATAGGCGGTCTTATGGGAGCGTTTAAAGATATTCAAGGCATAACAGATAGAGGTGAAAGAATTATAAGAGGCGTTGTTGGTTTTGCAAGAGGTGCTGTTAGAATATTAGTAGGAGAATTTTTAGATTTATTATTAATTACTATACCAGCATTTATATTGAAAAAGCTCGGATTTACAGAAACTGCAGAAGCTATGAGTGACGGTTTTTCATTTGCAGAATTCTTTGATAATATGTATTTTGCAGTTGCAGACTTTTTAGTAAATGGTCTTAATTTAATAAGAGATACTTTAGATGATATAGGTTTTGGTGGAATAATAAAAAATATGTTAATATCTATAGGACAAATATTTACTAAGATAGCAGATTTCCCAATAGCAATTGCTAAAGGCGCATTTGCTGCATTAACTACTAGATTTAGAGCTGGTCCTAAAGAACGTATGGAAGCATTTAGTGAAGCATTCCGAGAACACATGTCAAATGGATTAACTGGTGCACTTGAAGCTAAGAAAACAAAAATGGACGGTCTTGATTCTGAGGGTAATGAAATAGACTTTAAATCAAGAGAATTGCAAGCAATTAAAACAGCAACTGATAACTTTGGAAGAGGTGGTATAGATGCATCAACACAAAACAACATTACTGGCGGTGATACTTTTAATTTAGGTGGCGGTTCAATGTTAGGAAGTAATACTGCTACAGCAATGAGAATGCTTATATTATCCGGCGGAGGCGGCGGATTCCAAACAAGTACTGGTGATTAAAAAAAAGGGACCCATTCGAGTCCCTTTCAAAACTAATTTAAATTAACTTTCTTTAGCTAACTTAGCAAAATAAGATAGTGTGTCATCTTCTTCAGTTGTTTCTTCAACTACTGGAGTTGACTCCACTGCAGGTTGGCCAAATGATTCTGCTTCTGCAGTTGTCATTGTTGGCGCCGCTGCTGGAGCGTGGCCTGCATCAATACCTAATACTTTATTAAGTTTCATTGATAACTCATCATAAGTTTTATAGTTTTCTGGTTTTAAGAAATCTTGTAAAGAATAAAGTTTTTCATAAACTTCAGTCAGTCTAGTTTCATCACCTTCATATAAAGCTGATGGAGC